TAAACGATCTGGTCGGCGGCATCAAAAGCGGCTGTTCTTATTCAGGCGCCGCCAATCTCAAAGAACTAAGAACAAAGGCTGTTTTTATTCAACAATCGCCGGCCGCCAAGTTTGAGAGTTCGGCACATATATTGGCGAGGGGATAATGCAAGAAGGGAAATTAATAGCATTCAAGATACCTATTAGAATGCATACCGAATTGAAGGCGCGCCTCTTTTACGATGAAATTCCTATGACAAAGTTTGTGCGCTCTTATGTTGAGGCTTATTTGGGCCGCGGCCCACTCATTACAGAATTTATTAAAGAATATAAAATAAAGAATAACATCCAAAACAAAGTCAAGATTAAAAAAAGTGAAAAATTAATTGAAAAAGGAATTGAAAACGAAAAGCTTTTTAATTTAACAAGTGAAGAAATAAAAGATGTATATAATACTCTAGAACAAGAGTTGGAGACAATAGAATTATGAGTTGTATAGAACAGTGCAAAAAATTAAATGTAAGTTGCCCTAACACCAGTTGTCGATATTGGATAAAATATTCAGAAGATTTAAACTGTGCGCTCATTACTGTTGAGCAACATGGTGCCCTAACTTTAAAAGAGGTGGCCAAAAGATTAGAAATAAGCCACGTTAGAGTTAAGCAAATCCAAGACAAAGCATTAAAAAAAATTAACAAAAAAATTAAAAATGATCATAATTATAATAAAAGAAAAACATGAAAAATTATAATGTCACAGTCGAGTGCGAAGAGAATGAAAAGAATTTTAACGTCAATGTTAATTCGAAAGAAGAATTAATTGAGTGGATTGAATTATTGGCATCTTTTGAAAAAAGTAAAAAAATACATTTTGAAGAAGTGGTCAGGAACACAGAAGAGTTAAAAGAGGATTTTTAATTTTTTGAACACTATTTATAGATGTCACGCAAACGGAGAGAATCTAATCATGAGCAAGAAGCTTTTAGAAGAAAACACAATTCGCCAATTTATGAAGTTGGCGAACATTGAACCCAGCACCACGTCGAGCTTTTTAAAAGAAAAGTATGACAGAAAACTAAATGAAGCTGATGACCTTGATGACCTTGAGGAAGAGCCAGAAGAAGAAATGGAACTGGCACCCGAAGAGGAAATGGATCTTGGGGAAGAACCCGAAGAAGAAATGGATCTTGAGGAAGAGCCAGAAGAAGAAATGGATCTTGAGGAAGAGCCCGAAGAAGATGCCGAGCTAATCGTTGACCCGGATGATGCTCCCGTAGTCATTAAATTCCTTGAAAATCTACTTGGCCTGCTTAAAGAAGAAGCCGGCTCTGGCTCTGAAGATATGGAAATGGAACTGGAACCCGAAGAAGATATGGAAATGGAACTGGAACCCGAAGAAGAGATGGGTGGCGAAGAGCTAGCGCCCGAAGAAGAAGAAATGCCGCCGCTTCAAATGGAAGCGATGGTTAATAAAATTGCCTCACGCGTGGCCAAGAGAATTCTTTCGAAAAAGTAAAAACTTTTTTATTCGAAGGCGCGCCTAAAAATAAACAAAAAAACCCAGCGCAAGTTGGGTTTTTTTATAAGACATGAAAAATAGTTTTGTAAGCTACCTTTATAAAAAAGGCTTTGTATATAAAAAAGAAAATATTATTTATGCACCCGACGCCTTTAAGGTTAATTCTGTTATTCAGTGGTGCATAAAAGAAAAAGATCCAAAAAAATTAAAAGAGTATGTACACTTAATTGATGATTATTTTTCTGGTAGTATTGACATATCAGTAGAAAATGATAAACTTATTATTAACGACCTGAAAGGAACTCAATGACAACCAAGAGAAACTATTGCAATGATAACAAATTACACGAAAAAATATTAGAAGGGGTCGGCATTTTAACTGACTACGTTGGCTCAACCTTGGGCCCGCGAGGCCGGAACGTAATATTAAAAGAAGCCGGAAAAAACCCATTCATAACAAAGGACGGCGTTACTATCTCACATTTTGTTGCTTTCGAAGATTTTTTTAAAAACGCTGGTGCTCAAATTGTCAAGCAGGCGTCACTACAAACAAATGAAAAAGTTGGAGATGGCACTACAACTTCGATAGTTTTAGCCGGCGCAATGCTTGAAGAAGCTCAAAAGTTTTTGAAAAGCGGAGTCGCACCTATTGAAATGAAGCGAGGCATGGAGCTAGCTACAAAAGAGATAGTTAATTATCTAGAGGAAAATGCACAAGCTGTTGAAGATCTAGATGATATCAAGCACATTGCAACCATTTCTGCGAATAACGACAAAACAATAGGCAGCTTAATTGCAGCGGCCCTAGACCAAGCGGGAAAAGATGGTTCAATAACAATTGAAGAGGCCCGATCGGCAGAAACTAGCTTAGACACTGTTGAAGGTTTTATCTTCGAAGGCGGGTATGCTTCTCCTCAATTTATAACCGACGAAAGAAGAAAAGTGACCAGACATGAAGATTGTCTAATTTTTGTAACAGATCATAAACTGTCCTCAGTTGATGAAATGCTTCCTATATTGGAGTTGGCTGCGAGATCGTCTAGACCACTTCTGATAGTGGCCGATGAAATTGAAGGTCAGTTTTTAGCTGCGCTTATTGTAAATGTTGTTCGCGGCACTATGAAAGTTGTGGCCGTTAAAGCACCAAGCTACGGAGAAGAGCGCCGGGAAATTTTATCAGATTTGGCAATTTCAACAGGCGCTGAATTTATAACAAGAGAGTCCGGAGTGTCTTTAAGAGACGTGAAATTAAAGAGCTTTGGAAAAGCCAAAACCATTGAAGTGTCTCGCAATAGAACAGTCGTAGCCGGCGGCAATGCCAGTCTAGAAAAAGTAGAAAAACAAATCGAGTCTCTTAAAACACAAATCAAAGAAGAGGAATCAGATCGCGTCAATGAGAAACTACAAGAAAGAATTACTAGACTGGTCAGTGCTGTCGCCATAATCCGCGTTGGCGGTACAACAGAAGTTGAAATGATTGAGAAGAAACATAGAGTTGAAGACGCCTTAGAGGCTGTGCGCACTGCTCAATTAGGTGGTATACACGCAGGGGGTGGTGTACCGCTGGTCAGGGCTTCGAAGATAATTAAGCCCCCCGAAGAATTATCAACAGAGCAGAGAATTGGTTTTAACATAGTTCTTAAGGCCATAAGAGAGCCGGTGAGACGAATGGCCATTAATGCAGGAAAGTCAGCCGACATTGTTGAGAACATGGTAGTTTCCGCACAGGACAACCATGGTTATGATTTTGCTTCAGGCGAACTCGTGGATATGACTGAAGCCGGTATAATTGATCCAGCTATGGTTACATGTTGCGCACTGCAAAATGCGACATCTGTTATTTCAACGCTGATCACAACGAACCATGCCATTATAGAATCTGAATAGCTTGACAGTCTTCTCAAAACCTAGTATACTATAGACAGGAGGTGCGATGAATGCGCATACAATATAATTTTACTTCTGAACTGGACGAAGTTGCCGAAAGAGTGAAAATTCACTTAGAATATTTTAACAACAAAACTTCTTTAGAAAAAGATTTCATTAAGATTATTCAAATTTTGCAAGAAGAGCCTCTGAATCATTCGCTATTTTATGATGAGGTGCAAAAGATGCGCCAGAACATCGTGAAACTGGATCACCTGCTGGGTGAATCAGAACAAATTCTTTTGGCTTGTCAAAAAATTGAGCGCGGTGATATACCAACAAGTTCCCGCCCGGAAAACGATAACCCACAACCGAAGGCAGCTTCGGCAAGTGCTGACGCGTCTGAATTTCAAACAGCGTTGAGCGATTTAAACAGTATAACAGGTGCCCTCAAGGGCATGAAAAGGAAAAAATGAGAAAAAAACTCACAATTAGTTTGATTTTTTTTATTTGTGTAGCAGAGGTATTGAGCGCAGTCGCTTATTCTCCTGTGGCACGCGCAACAACGGTGCATTATAACTTTAATCCAAAGTATCACTTCCCACAGAAATGGTTTAAACCACCAATTTCGGCGAAACTTTCCCACCTTAGTAGCGGAGACAAGTCCGACATGAAAAAGGTGGTTAAAAAGTTTTTGTCTAAGTACCCGGCCGGGATGATTGATAAAAACCTTAGAGGGATTTACTTTTTTAAGGTTTTGAGGCTTTGGAATCGAAAATTTGGAGGTTCTTACTGGAGCGGACACGTTCTTGTCAAGTATGATTCAAGTTATAATACACCGGGCTACCTTCTAAAGGCCCTTCATCATGAATTCTCAAGCGTTCTTATGAAGAAATATCATTTTAATACTAGCGCTTGGACTGCGAACAATGGAGACTCTTATACCTCAAAGGACGAGGGGAAAGATTTTCTTTTAACTGGTCAAGATGGCCAGCGCGAAATGGCACAATTGTTTAGAGAAGGCTTTATGACCGTATACGGAAAATGTGATTGGGAAAATGACGTAAATATTTATGCTGAATACCTCTTCACGCGACCGGCCCGACTTAACTACATTGCGGGGCGTCACCCCCGGGTGTTGGCCAAGGTTCGCCTCCTTAAAAAATATTATTGTGGCATCAACAATAGCTTTGATTTTTGCTAAAATATGACACCACAAGTGGCCATATTCATTTATAAGACGGTAAAAGGGGTTAGTGGAAGGGCCGTCTGCTTACTTAAAGAGAAAGATATATCTATTACAACAGCAATAATGCTGTGTAAATATGTGACTGTTCTAGCAAGGGCGGAAGAAACATTATTTTTGTATTTAAATAATGCTTTGTTGATGCCCCAAAAAGATACAAAAAGTTTAGAAGAAGAAATTAGAGAAGATATATATATGGCTGTAGAAATTGAAGCTGAAATAAAACTAAAAACAAACTTATCCTTTGAGATTCACTAGTTAAAGAAGATGTTTAAAACATATCCCATAGGATCCGTCGTGACCCATAAAAGAAAACCAGAATTTGGTTATGGCATTATTGTTTTTAGTTTCCCCGATCTTTTAGAAAATACGCCAGAAGAAATAAATATAGACGAAGATGCTGTTGCCGTTGTTCTTTGGCATGGCGACGAAGAAAAGGAGCTTGTAGAAACTCCTCAAGTTCATCCCTATTCAGAACTAAAAATATTAAATACGACAGTCGGATTTGCTTAATGACCAAAGAAAACATTAATAACATTGCTTTGGGCGTTCTTTTTCTTATAGTGGGTCAGATTTTAGTTTGGTTTATGAATAACAGTCAGTTTGCGTGGGAATGGTGGAAAGACAAACCCATCACAACCTGCTTAATCTATTCCTTTCCGACTTCATTGGCTTTTTGGCATGCTTCTAAACATTCGTATGCCGGATTGGGGGATGCGTGGGGCGCAAGACTGATGGGCTTCGGCGTTTCATATTTAACGTTTCCCATCTTAACCTATTTAATATTGAAAGAAAGTATGTTCACACCAAAGA